CATATAGCCTGGCAGCCAGCCACGCTGTATCCGGCTGAGTGGACTGCGTTTAAGGCGGAGTGCCAGCCGGCCAAGGACTCAATCAAGGAGCAGATTGCGGCACTGGACCCGTCAGACCCTACTGTCGCAGAGTTGAAGACGCGACAGAGGCAGATTGGCTCGGTCATGGCATTCAATGCGCTCTGTAGAGAGGATACGCATAAGGCCGAGTGGGAGGCGTTCCAGGCGGCGTGGGCCGTAGAGCACCCCAAAAAGGCGATGGGGGGCGGGGGGGCAATGTAATTGGCTGCTAAGCAGCCAATTGCTAGGTAGGTGGGCCGGGGAATGGACTGGGACTGATTAGCAGTCCCAGTTCATTTTCTTTTTTTTGTTACGGGTCCCGTCTAGTCGAGCCTAGTCCATCTAGATGGGCCAAGCGGTCCCCATATAGCCAGACCGGCCAAGCCTGAACAGGCCGCTGTCCAGGTCCCCCAAGTCCCATGAGTTCCCCGAGACTCCAGGCAGCCGCTCCGGTCCTAGCCAGCCTGTCGCCCAAAAAAATTTGAAGAACGGGACAGCCCCCATTGGGGGCTGTTATAGCCATTGTACAGCTATATACCACATTAATCACTCTTTAGACACTATACCATGTCTGAGATTTCATCCTCTACTCCTGTTATCGCCCCGTTGTGGGACGGGCTCACGTACTTTGAGCATCAGGTACTAGGGATTTTATGGATGCTGAATTTGGAGCGAAAGGGGCACTTGTGCCCTAAGTTCGGTCCATTTCGGTTTCCAGTGCGGGTTCACGGGGGTCTCTTGGCAGACGAGATGGGAGCGGGTAAAACCATTCAAATTCTCGCTCTCATTGCTCAGAACCGTGCCCTTGTAAAGCGCACACTGGTCATAGTCCCCAAGGCTGTGGTCAAAAATTGGACGGACAATGCTGTTCGCGCCGGCTTCTGTGTTTACAATATCGCAGGAACGGGTGGGGCAGCACGGTGGCATCAGATGGAGGCTAGCAAGGCAACATGTACTACTGAGGTGTATGTCTGTAGTTATCCCAGTTTGATTTACAAGCCCCACCTGACCGTGACCAGCAATGAGTCGTCCAATTCCTCTTCCTCTTCCTCTTCCTCTGCCCCTATTCGTTGGGACCGTGTGGTCTTTGACGAGGCCCATGTCTTTCGCAACCACCAGACCAAACTCTACAAGGAGGTCATGGAGATTGTGAAAGGGGTCCGTTATTGCTGGGTGGTTACAGCCACTCCCATTGTCAACAAGCCAAAGGACGCGGTGTCCCTGCTTGCTGTGGTGGGGGTGCCTGCTACCGGCGGGCGTATCTGGAATGAGACCTACTACCGCCCTCTGCTTCCTGAACTGGTACTTCACCGCTCTATGGATTCCCTTCGTGCTGTTGTGTCTGAGATGCCGGCCAAGCCCGAAATCCATGACGTGACGCTGCCCTTTATGAATAGTCATGAGGAGGAGTACTACCTTATGCTCCAGCTCATGACCAAGCGAATGGAGCGAGCATTTCGTCAGGGTCGTGCGGCCCAGGGCCTAGAGTTGTTGCTGCGTCTGCGTCAGTGCTCGCTGAGTCCTGAGCTGGTGCCAGAGGACTTGGTGGATAAGTACGGAGTGGGAGAGTGGCCTGTTGGCATGCCTAGCAGCAAAATGAGTAAGATACGGGAAATGGTGTTGGCTGAGCCAGCTAAGAAATTCCTGGTGTTCTGCTGGTTTCATGCTGAGATGGGTCTGATTGCCGATATGCTAGAGGGAGAGGGCATTAACGTTGAGCAGTACCATGGCGGCATGTCGGAGGCCTATCGCAACGATGTGCTAGACCGGGCCCGCAAGCCCGAGTGCCAGGTGCTGTTAATCCAGATTCGCAGTGGCGGTGTGGGCCTCAATCTCCAGGAATTCAATCGTGTGGTCTTTACCAGCCCCTACTGGACGTGTGCCATGATGGACCAGGCGATTGGACGGGCTGTTCGCATTGGCCAAAAGGAGGTGGTCCAGGTCTACCACCTGCTCATGGAGACGGACGTGGGTCGCAACATTGATACCATGACCACGAATATTGCCGAGGCCAAGCGGGCCATGGGCGAGGCCTTCTTCTTGGCGGCAGACGGGGACGACTTGGACGTGGATATTGACCAGATGGGGGAGGAAGAATTGCCAGAGCCAGAAGCAGGTCCTGAACCAGAGACCCCCCTGACTCGCATGGAGGCCCTGGCAGTTCTAGGAGTCACAAATAGCAGTGACAAGGAGGCCATTGGCAAGGCGTATCGTGTCCTGGTCCTGAAGTGGCACCCAGACAAGAATATTGGCAATGAGGCGGCAGCCACTGTCAAGTTCCGCCGAATCCAGGAGGCCTATGAACTGCTGACCGCCTAGTCAGCCCCTAATAATAAATTGTACAGAGTGTATTGTATCTATCCATTGTGTGTTATATAACCTTTAATCTTACTACTACCAAAATAAGACTCGGCCACTAGGGCTGAGTCTTATTTTCATAGAGGGGCCACCCAATAGGACTATTTTTCATTTTATGAGGGTTGACAACAACACTCATAAAATTTGATGAATCCCTGTTTCTGCTACGAGGGCAATTCTCCCTTGTTGGATGGACTTCTTAGACAGTTCCTGGAACTATATTCTGTTGCCAGTTGTATTGGCGCTATTCACCTTCCTCTTCCTATTGATTATCGCGGCGTTAGAAGAAGCCGAGAAGCGTCCCATTCTTCCCGTTCATCGGCCAGATATAGAGCACGGACTTCGGAATGGAACCCCGTGTGAGTATCTGCGCAACTTTACGATTGAGATTCTAGAGAACAATGAGCCGATTATGAATATTGATACGGAACTGAGGCATCGAGTGATATGGGTAAAACAGTAGGTTATTTGCGGTTCTTCCGTTTTTGCGTTTTTTGTTTGCGATTGTATTTGCGATTGCGTTTTTGTGTTTGGGTCCTCTTTCTGCTAGCACCCCCATATCCAAAAAACCTTCCAAGCGCTCCTCTAATACCTCCAATACCTCTATTCTTATTACTACTAGTAGCACCACTATTATATTTAAAATCACTAGAACTACCAGGTGGCCCGGCTCTATACAAGAGTGTATCACCTGCTTCAGTTGGTAATCCTGTAGTTTCTACACCTGATACACGGTGTATTTCATTAAAATACCTAGTGTCGTCTAATTCTTGCTTATGGAGTAATAGGAGCATTTGTGCGGAACGTTCTTTATTAGGACTTTCAGGGTAGTGTGTGTACCTAGGATTGCTGCTTTTATTATTAGTAGTCAGATCTTTTGTGACAGGATTATAATAATATGATGGTTTTCGGAATGCTTTGCTCATTCCCACATCTACAAACGCAAGTCTTGGACCACTTCCATGATCACAATCTGTCACAATACAGCCAGTCTGATTGGGGGCTTCTTCAGTATCACAGCCGATATATCTTGGGTTGGTTTTAATTAAATGTGCTGCCCTATAATCATAGGTATCAGTAGGACAATGCCCAACAATAATAAATGGGAAGGCAGTGCCAAGTTTATTACAAAATCCTTCACCTGTTGGATCCCTCTTACTGTATACACGTGACCAAATAGGACCTTCTCTACCACTAGAAGGGTTAGATAATGTATCATTAATACTGTCTAATAACGCACCTTTATCAATCTTATCTTGTAATGTTTCTAAGTCAGCGGTAAAATCAGTTGGACGATTTAGATCGCCACCATGTAATCCTCCATGAACAGACGCCATTTCACGTCGTTCTCCATTCTTAAATTCAAGCATGTAGTAAGGACTTGTATTTAAGAATGGCAGAAGAGCTTCTTGTCGTAATTCCATTTCTTCAAAAAATGTCTTTGCCGTTTCATGAACATACTTAGTATATAATTCTTGATTTGGCTTAATGACTGTAATAAGTTCATGGTTTCCTATATTAAATAGAACTTCTGAATGATTTTGTTTTGCTTTCACTCGTAAATTATAAATCAAACAAAATAGTAATAACTCAAACGACCCCAGTTTATCATCTACTTGATTTTCTATACTGCTAAAGTCTCGTTTTCCATCCACAAGATCCCCTATAATCACAAGTAAAGTGCGACGTCCTCCATTCCATTTTATATTAGCAATTAGTTCTGGATTATATATATCGTCTGTATAGGGATCCAATTCCGTATCTATAAGTTCATTATTTTTAAGCATTTGAACAAATTTTCGAAGATCCGAATGAATATCACTTGTGAAAAAGGCACGGTCATACTTTGTACAATCAATCATATGATTACGAAGGAACGCATCTTTTATTATATCATGAATAATTGTACCGCCTGTTTTATTATATTTAGGTGGATCATTTCTAGTATAGAGATTATTAATATGATTCACAGTTAAAAGAGGTATATCAAGTAAACGTGTAGAGGAGTTTGCTACTGGACTAGATAAACTTTCTGGACTAGGTGAAGTTGTGACTGGGGATGGTCTCTTTGTACTTGTTAACATACTGTGGTATAAATTGCCTCTAGATCCGTATCGATTTTCTTGTCCATTTCCATTTCCATTTCCACGTCTACTTCTGCGCATCCTACTTTATCCAAACAAAAAAGACCCCATCGTCTTCTAAAGTAATTCCAACTTCACCGTCTCCGTTCTGTCTTCTGGCTTGACATACTTCAGTCCCAAGAACGCCAGAATGGCCTCCTCAGTTAGCAACGGACTGGCTGGCAACACTCCTCCCTTCAGTCCATGCTCGTTCAATGAATACCCCCTTGTTATAGCATGGGCACGCACCAGCACATTGAACTTATCCGAGCCGGTAAAGGTCAGGAGGGCATAGGGGAATTCTTCGGAACTCGTCAGAAGGATATCAATGCGTCTCGGAATACCTGTTCCAAGACGGCAGATGCCCATGAACTTCTTGGAGCCGTGGGCCAATGTCTCCAATAGATATCCTGTCGCAGTTAGGCGTGTCACAACCTGGTCCAGAACAGACGCATCATCAGAACGCAACAACAAATCCACATCGCCCGAAGACACCTTTCCGCGCCTATAGGACCCTGCTAGGCTCCCCACAACTCCTGGTGGCAGACAGCCAAGCAACAACGATTCATGGGCCACCATCTCAGTTCTCGGAATCCTCTCCCGAATAGCCTCATAGTATCTCAATCCAATCGTCTGTTTGGCATTCAGCAGTTCGGGATGCTTCCTCAAATCCTCCAGTGTATTCATGCCCAAGTCTACAAGTTGTTTCGCACGCACAGCACCGATTCCGTAAATGCCCTGGAACAGTTCTAGAATATCCTTGGTTGGATTCGCCTTCAACACCTCGGCAGAGGCCAAGGAGCCCGTAGCCAACACCTCCACAACCTTCTTGCGAATCTCGCTGTCCTTGCTTGCCGGCAGAACACCTTCCAAGTCTTCCATTCGCAGAACAGACTCCAACTTCTCTATTCCGCCAATAACCTTATTATAGGCGCGCACGCGGAAGGACCCATCCGCCTGCGTCTTTTGATAGTCCCGATGCGTCTTCAGAGCATCCAGGATAGCCTCCCGATAGTCTTTCACAGTAGAACTTGCTGCTGAATTAGACATGATGGTGAGGTATAGTGATTAATGAGTAAATACGTTATAAGTTGTATTTCTGTCTTCCCAAAAAGGCCCTCCAAACTTCAATTTTTTTTATAAATGCCGACTGGCAGTTTAAATCATGGCAACTCTTATCCGTAAATGAACCAGAGGTTGATACATCTTGTGGCAACCACGTTAGAAAAGCCGTGGGACTGGGCCGCCCTTTCTGCGAACCCCTGTATCACACAACAGGACATTGAGGACTACCCATTTATACCATGGTCTTGGGCGCATATGAGTGCCAATCCAAATATCAGTATGGATTATGTTCTATCCCATTTAGAACGAGATTGGAACTTTGCCTCCCTGTCCTCCAATCCGAGTCTGACTATAGACCATGTGCTGGACAATCCAGACAGACAATGGGACTGGTTAAAACTCAGTCGGCACAAGAACATCACCTGGCAGCACATTCAGGAGTATTCTCATCTGTCCTGGAACTTCGCGATGGTCTCCGCGAATCCCAATATCACCATGAGCATCCTGTTAGCAAACAGTGATATTCTCTGGTCACCCTTCTATCTCTCCTATAACCCCAGTATCACCCTCAATGACATTCGGGACAATCCCACCTTTCCTTGGGACTGGCATATATTGAGTAGTGACAAACTCTTAGAGGGACTGACCGCCACCGATGTAACCAATCCCCTTCTCAAATGGAACATTTCCAATCTGAGTGCGAATCCCAGTGTGACCTTGGACCTAATTGACCAGACTCCCGAGATACCCTGGGACTATCATCGTATCAGCCACAATCCAAATCTCACCCTAACCTATGTTCTCAAGAACTCCACCAAACCGTGGGACTGGGATATCTTTCCCTATTCGCTTCCAGTTCATGGGTCGGTTCATGTTCTCAAGAATCTGGCGTTCTGGAACAAGAACATATTGAATGCCCGAAAACTAAGTTATAATTCCAGTTTGACCTTGGTGGACGTTCTGGAGAATCCCGATATAGATTGGTCCTGGGCAACCCTCAGTAGTTCTCTGAATCTCTATGACGCGGATTTACAGCATCACAGGGTCTGTGATTGGTTCTGGCAGAGTCACCCATGGTTCTGGCCGATGCTATCCGCTAATAAAAGTCTCAGACTCTCTATGATTGACCTCGTGCTCCCGTGGGACTGGGCTGTTCTGAGTGGGAATACCTTCCAACAATAAAAACAGCCATATGTGTCTAGGGGTCTAGGAACAAATGGTGTACCGTTTGAACAGTGGCGACTGTTTGTGGCATGGAACTGTCACTGCCAACGGGATAGCCTGTGACAACACTTCCATCTTCTTTAAAGCATACGCGCACCCCCTGTACTCTATCAGCAGGACTCAAGACACAGGGTCGGATAGCCGTCTCATGTAACTTTCCTTCGTAGATAGTGTTATCATTTGGATATTCCTGTTGGTATCCAATGAACCAGAACAGCCGGTCAAGGATTTCGGTCGCAGTGGCATCGGGATTTGGGTGGCTGAAGGCTTTGTAGCGGATGGTCCCACTCAAATCCTTGTATTTAATAATGGCGATTTTATGGCTCATTATAGTCTGGTTAGCATTACTTTCTAACCAAAGTATATTCAAATTTTTTAATCCAATCCATATCTTATTCTAATCCCAGAAACTTGCGGCCAATCTTACTAGTTACAAACATGCCACAACCGGAGGCAATCTGGGCATAAAATACAGGGGTTCTTTTCGTACAACATACCAAATATGCCGATAGTCCAATGAAAAGGATGGCGCTAATCCAAAACAATGTTGTAAAGATGTCCATTCTACTATGTGAAAACAAAAAGGGCCTAATTGAATGGTTATTGTCGGAACGATTCCGTTAAATCATCTGTTTAACGACGACGGGTAGTACGATGCTTCTTGTGACCACGTTTGGATTTGTGGTGTTTGGTGCGATGTCTGCGTCTCCTGCCGCCAGTAACATTATTATTATTCACGGGACCATAGTGTCGTCCATGTGAAAAATTTTTTGATGGATCGTAGGGGGGACTAGCTGGTAGTACTGGCGATGGAGATTCTGGATAAGGACTATAGTGTCGCGCATACGCATTTAAACCATTATTGTTCTTATTGGCAGGACTAGCTGGTAGTGCTGGCAGTTCTGGAGCAGAAGAACTATAGTGGTGCGCATACGCATTTAAACCATTATTATTGACGTTAATTGTAGGTCGTGGTGTAGCAGAACTTCTATTGTTGTTATTATTGATGGGACCATAGTGTCGTCCATGAGCATTACTAGTTTCTTGATAGGGTCTACTATTGACAGTATTTGTAGGTCGTGATGTAGCAGAACTACTATTGTTCTTTTTGCCATTGTTCTTTTTGCCGTTATTTTTGCGATTAGATGTTGTGGGAACAAAGCCACTACTACTCCTAGTGGGGGCCGCAGCACTGCTACTTACAGATTTTGGTGATGGTGATGAGCGTCCAAAGAAGTAGTTAAAAAATCCACGACCAGCCCTACCACCAGGACTACTAGGACTATAGCCAGGACTATAGCCAGGACTGGAGACAGATTTAGGACTACTAGGGCTGGGACCGGGACTAGGGCTGGGACTAGGGCTGGGGCCAGGACTAGAGGGACTATTATTAAAACGTTCTTCACCACCCATATTCCCAAAATTACTCATTCTATACTATATATAGATTTAATCAAATCAGAAATTCAAATATTTAAAAAATACGCACCGAAGTACCGGAGAATTAAACAGTTAGATTTAAAATCTAGACGAGCTGGAAGGATTCTGTTAAATCATCTGTATATCCCTGTTTGACTCCCTCTCTCCAAACAAAGAGCGGTATATTCCGGTGAATTGCCGCAGTAATCGGAAAGCCACTATAAGACACCATGGTAATAGATTGCGCCTGGACAAGCGCTCTGTGTTCGAGAATCATGGCCTTAATATCGGCCAAGCGCCCCTCAATATCCGGACTGGCATACGCGATATGATAGGGTTTTGGACAGAGGCAGAAGGAATTGGGGATTTCCGCCAACAATTTGGTGATGGCAGAAGGGTGGTCGCCACAAATCATGATACGTTCTGTAGACCCCTTGTAATCCTCTATCACCTTCTTTAAAGTCTCAAAGGAGCCGATACGGTTATCACTTTTACAGTTATAGGCTTCTACAAGATATTTGTCCCCGAGGCGGCAATGAAGCGCATGATAGGGCCTTTCAGGAATGACACCCTCTAATGGAAAAATAGTCGTATAGAGTTCTTGGAAGAACGGCAGGGGATTTACGGTGCCAATACACTTTCTGTCAAACCAATTACAGCTCACTGTAATATCAGGAAGGCTATCTAGTTTCAGAACATCGCTAACTGCGACCTGTCCGAGTTTGTCAATGGTATGGAGGTTCACGGCATGGACGGAATGTTGATGTTGAGGGAAGAGTTTGGAGAATATGTGGCGACTGAAGTCAATGCGAAGCGTACGGTTTGTGGCATTTGCCCAGCACCAGGCGGTATGGAGGCCTTTGAGCATATCGCCCCAGCCTCCCATGTGATAGGAATAGACGAAGGTGAGGGTCTTCATTGAATGGGAATTGGGACGAGGGTTTAGATTGGGATTCATTTTATGTCGGTGTAGTAGAGTATGAGCGTGAAATATTTAATTTATGAACCTGCTGGAGATCCAAAGTTTCATATACCAGACCCGCAATTTACAAATGATGAGGACGCGATATTTCAGACAACAACAAATGATGATAGATTATATAGAGTAATTAAAATAGAAAAATATGTTGAAGGAAATCCCGAAAGTGGTGATATAAGTCTTTTACCTGTAAGTTCTGAGACTTCTTCTAATTTTCCTGGCTCTTCTGGCACTTCTAAGTCACCCGATTCCGTGTCAGCACCACCTTCACTCGCAGCTCCAGAAGAATCTTCACCCCTCTATGAATTTGGAATCGTCTCTCCATCAAAAGAAGAGGAAGCAAATATTCGTCGCTATAATTTAAATATTTTCAACGTAATGGAATTTACGGAAAATTATAGTGGCAGACAGTCAGAAGCCAATAGTTATTATAAAGGGGCATTAGATGAAGTAAAAACATCTTTGACAACAAGTGAATATACAAAAGTGAATGATAAGACATCACGAGAAGATTATATAATTCATAATAATCGTGTGATTGAATATGCCATTGTATATATCCGAACAATGAACAACTATAAGTATATTGATACTGAGGATATAAAGGTAATATTAGAAAATTTAAATTTTATACATGAACATCTTGATGATATATATAAACAGATAGGACCATATATTAACAAAAAATTAGGCAGAACGTCATACGATAATGCGGTGATTAAGTTGAAGGTGGCGGTTGCCTATTATTTATTGGCAGAATATAAAGACGCAGATGAAATATTAGAGTCCATTGATTTGAATGAAGTGCCTTCCAATGGTCTGCTATACATGTATATTAAGTATTATCATGCCTTGGTAAAGCAGGTACAACTAAACTTTCTAGAATCGGACCGTTTGATTGAAGATGTAATAAAAAATAATGATAATTTGGTAACAAATAGTCCCAACATGTTTATACGATGTATGATGGTATTTGCGGATAATGCCCTATTTCTGTATAATAAGGATAAGGCGATTAATTTTTATAAAGATATTATAGACCTATCTTTTAATGCGATTAAAGCGGAAGATCCAAGCGAACAGGAGTTTTATAATACAATGCCTGAGATAATGAATACTCTTGTAAAAAGCAGATATGCGACAGTGAGGTATTATGTGGGAGATGACAAGCCAACCTTTGCGGAATTACAGGGGATTGTATCAACCTTTCGTAAGCATTTGCCAGCATTTCATCCATATACCGTGGATGCGCAAGTGACATTGCTCTTAACCAATTTTGCTAGTAAGCCTGCTGTCAATCAGTCAACCTTGATTGATTTAATGGAACGAATGTATATTATAAATTGGAATGCGTATCCTATGAAATTTTTACATTATATGTCGTTGTATAGTTTAGTGAAGCCACAGGTGGCGGTTAATAAAAAGATAAATGTATATGATATAATTGTAAATGAATATATAAAACAAATAATAGCGGATAAGACAGCATTTGTATCAAATAATGTCAATGAAAGTGTATTAGCGACAAGTATACAAACTAAAGTAAATGAGGTAATTGCCAAGAAAGATGAAATTAAATCATACTTTGATACCACGACTGATATTCCTGTAGAAGGATTAAGAAATCAGATAGATGGTGGATTTCACGAATTGCCTGCTCTTTTTGTGTTTGATTACTTGAAGACAATCTTAATGAATACAAGTGAGGTAGCTGATAAGACACGTGATGCTTTGAAAGCTAGATTTCAAGAAGCAATTTTGGATCGTATTCCAGAACAGAAGAATAGTTTGAAGGTGGCTGTGAAGAATCCGATTGATACTGTTGGATTACCTGATAAGGAGCCACACCTATTTAAGGGTGTTCTGTATGAAGTTATTGGAGGTGATGATAAGGAGTTATCAAAGATGGCACGTGAAGAGTATTTACAGACAGATATAGCAGCAACAGATGTATTGAATTTACATGAAAAGGGGTTTAATGTGAATGGAATAGAGGTAAAAGTTGAATTAGTAACAAAACCTGATAATAGTAAAAAGCCAGTATCAGAACGTTTGAAAGGTATATTTGGAGCAAAACGTATGATTCCAGATTATGTGCGTGTTATAACAAAGAAAGATAATAAGGAGATAGTAGGTATTTTGCGTGCTGGTAATACAATAACATTGCCAGAATATAAAGGGAATATAAATGTGGTAAATATTATAGGTGGTATAGATAGACAGGAATTTCGTGGTATTACGTATAGGAGACCTGATGGGATAAATGAAGATTTATTAATACCATTATTTAATGATTCACCTGATAATATTAAGCGTTGGATATATTTAAGTAAAGGGTTGCCCCCAGCACCTATAAAAGGAGGAACCCGCTCAAAGCGTCGCACTCCTCTAGAGAAGAAGACACGTAAAGTGCGCGGTGGGTTATCGGTGAAGATGGAGGAATAATGCGAAGAACATGGGGCATTCAATATCAATCCAGAAGTTCTATGAATGGAAGTGAGTGTTGAGTGTTGAGTGTTGATTTTGATTTTGATTCTCAAGAAGACAAGAAGTATATTTGGTAGTTGTATGAATAAATCAACCAAAGATACAAGTATAGTTCCAGAACACAAGAACACTCCAGAAC